TATAAAGACAATGGAAAAGCGTTTGAATAAGAAAACCGAAGAATATTTTAGAGATTTCAAAGGGAAATTATGTGAAGATATAAAAACAAAATATCCTGAAATAGACCATTCTATATTGATATCTATTATGGAGTATCCACGGTTGGTGTTTACTAAAGATGATTTGTCGAAACGAAAACGTGCTAAAAATTCTGTTGCTACAACGAACCGATGCGCTGCGCGAACTGCAGATGGCCAACAATGCAGTCGTCATAAGAGAGACAATAGCGATTTTTGTGGCACTCATTGTAAACATGCGCCAAATGGAATTGCAAATGAAGAGGATAGTAAAGTAAAAAAAGTTGAGGTATTTAGTCAGGATATTAATGGAATTATTTATTACTTGGATCGCAACAAGAATATCTATAAAATGGAAGATATTTTACAAACAAAAGACAATCCGGCTATTATCGGCACATATTGCGAAGAAAATGGAAAATATTCCATTGAAAAAATGATTTGATAATACACTTAAACATTTACAAACATTATAAAATAGATGATGGACGCATTCAACATTATTCAAGTATCTTTTTTATCAAAATTTATGAATAATTATGGAAGTAATGATACAGCTAATAATAAGTTTTTCGATTATGCACTATTGATAGTAACGTTATGTTATTGTATTTATAGAATTCTCCCTTATAGTATTGTTGACTGTTTTGAAACGTATGTAAATGATATTTTTTTATATGATAATACCAGTCATATTTTAATACCTTATCATAATAAAACGTTTTCTGCGTATGGGGGCAAGAATATAGTGAAAACATTTTATAGTAACCGCTTTCATGCGTTGAATTATCATATTAAGAAACATCATGTGGAAAAATTACATTCGCTTACAGAAATCATAAATTTCCAGGATATGTCGCATTTATATGAAGCCGGTGAATATATATTACTTCCAAAAGAAAAACAAAAAATACTTATTGATGAGAAAAAAGGAATATATTTTGAAATATTACTGGATTTCATCAATGAAGATAAAGACGATAAAAAAGAGAAAAATAGCTCAGGTCTATCGGAATCGCGCAAATATGTATACAAAATATGGAAAAAGGGAAAAGACAATATTCATGTGTTAAATGATTTCTTAGACAATATTGAAAATGAATACGAAAAAGAAACGAATTTATATACGCAAACAATTTTTGAATATAAAAAATCGATCAAAGATGAAGACGATAAACAAACATGTTTATTTTCGGAAACGCCTTTTAAAACTAATAAATCGTTTCATAATGTGTTTTTTGATAACAAACACGAATTTATTGAGTTCATTGATAAGTTCAATGAAAAGACCATGGATATAAAATATGAAAAATATGGCATACCTTTTAAAGGAGTCGTTATGTTACATGGACCGCCTGGATGCGGTAAAACATCTTTGATAAAGTCGACCATTAAATACACGAATCGTCATTGTGTTATCGTGCCATGGGCGAAAATCAAAACGTGTTCCGATTTCGTGAATTTTTTTCGTCCGTTGAAAATCAATAATAAAACCTATCATCAAAAGGATTTGATTATTGTATTTGAAGATTTTGATGCTAATAATAATGATATATTGAAAATCCGCGAAAATTTGAAAACGAATGCAGTGAAAAAAAAGGAACTCGAGTCAAAATATACACGTGAAAAAGAAAGTGATAATGAACTCAAAAAGAAATTCGAAGATTTTGTTAATGTTGCTGTGCATAATGAAGATGAGATCACGCTTGAATACATATTGAATATTTTGGACGGAATCGTAGAACTTCATAATAGCATTATTTTTTTTACAACCAATGATATTAAATCTATCGATCCAGCATTGACCCGCATTGGACGAGTAGATAAAATTATAGAAATGAATTATGCGAGTGTGAATGTTATTATCGAAATGCTGAAACATTATTATAATGCCTGTGATGGCGATATTAGCAAGTATAAAAAGCAAATGAATAAACTCGCTAATAAAAAATCTTGTGCTTACATATTACAAAAAATCACAGAGTCTTCAAATATTAATGAGTTTTTTAAGGCATCATAATAGAATAAAAAATTAGTTTATATATGAATAATGAATATATGTTACATAAACTATGACCGAACTATCACTGAATGAAATTAACGAACGAATAAAGAGAGAGATATGCACAGAAACATTGAATGCATTGAGTGATGAGTCTTTAATGCCGTTTTATAAAGAGTCTAAATCAGTTCAAAATAAATTACAGGAATTTAGTGTGATTTTAGACTCTGTTCTACACGACAAGTCGCATGAAAAAGACCTAATCATTGAAAAATATACTCTACAATTAATTCCATCGGGAACAAAGGGAGTCATACGAGGTAATATGTTCAATAAAATTGTAAAAAACTTTATTGAAAAAATCGGATTAGATAGCTCTACATATGAGATATGTTTTGAAAAAATATGCGAACAACATCCAACTACTGAAATACCTGATTGGTATATATTGGAAAAATCGACTAATAAAATTATTATCGGTATGAATCAACTGGATCTATGGTCAGGAGGTCATCAAACCAATCGTGGGTCCAAATATATCCATAATAATATACATAACACAGAAACTAGTAAATTATTATGTGTTGTATCCAATGAAATACAACTAACCAGCAAGAGATCCAAGACATATACTTTATTTGATTCTGGATTCAAAAATAATACATTATGTTATTTGAAAAACCTAGAAAACATCATATTATCATTCTTCGCTCAATAATGGATTGAATTTATATATCAATTCTTGCTTGGATATTGATTTTGGACCCACTGTATTATTAAAGTCATATGTTATTGATGATAATTTATCAATATTTTCACGAGTCAATTTATCATTTGTAAATTTTATAAAATAATGTGATTGAACACTTTTCTCATTTATATTTGTATCGATTATTCCAGCATTTACTCCAACTCTACGAAATGAAATATCGGGATTGTCCTTTTTATCAACAAATATGAAATGCAATGGTTCAATCTTTTCCGCCACTTCGCGATTAAACATCTTTTTTTCCCATATTTGGAAAACACATGGAACATTATGTTCTATACCGTCTACTAAAAATGCATTTTCTGGTAAATCGACTTCATATATCAGATGGAAATTCAACGGAAAACATTTCTTCAGGCTTTCTTTCTTAAAACTTTTAGGTAAAATGAATGATATAGTATCACAAAATTCACATGACTTTTTTATGAATTTTATTGCTACGGACGATTGTCTACCAAAGGGTGGATTACCGATTACATGTATTTTTTCATTTATTTTCTTATTGTATTCGTTACATATCAAATAGTCTTGTTGTATTATTTCATCATGTTCTGGTTCCAAATCGTAAAATATATAATGACTCGAAATGGATTTGATGCCATCTATAAACGAACCATTTCCAGCACTAGGTTCAATAACAATATCACTTGAACCTATTTTGATATATTGTTTCACGAGATTTATACATTGATCAACAACAATTTTTTTCGTATAGTATTTGTCTATTGTATTACGCAACAAACCTTTCGTCTGTTTGTTCATTTTTGATATATTTACATTTTGAATAATATTCGTATCAATTTTTTTATTATTTGTCGTAGTCATATATGATTATATAAATATTATGTTTATATAATTACAGCACATCAGTTTTATTTCATTGAAATCGATTCGACAACCTTTTCTTCACGATTACTATCAATGAACTCGTGGATTTCGACTGCTTGATTCACATTACCTTCTGTATATTTTGTCAATATTTCCAATAATCCCTTTTTAGTAATCGGTTTCTTCACCGTTTTTTTGGAATATATTAGCTTACCAGTTTTCGTATTGAATTCGTCTATATCATGTTCGTTCATGATTTCGATTAATTTTTTGGAGATTTCATCTTTTTTCTTTTTACGATCGTTTTCCTCTTTCCTTAATTGCTTTATTTCATTGTCTACTTTCATCCATGATTTTATATTTTCCACTAATTCAGTTTTATTCATTTATATATATGTGTACTTATTTTTAAATTTTTAATAAAATAAATATATATAAATGTTTAGCAAGGTTAGTCAAAGAACAAGTGAAACAGCTAGACCAATGAACCTAAATATGACATATAATAGAAAACAGGTCCAAACGCCTACAAAACGTCCAGTTCAATCAAAACCACCACCAACCACTCCCATACAAAATCAATCGAATAAAGGTATGGAGTGGGGGAAACATGTTTGGACGTTTCTACATACTCTTATTGAAAAAGTAAAAGATGAACATTTTTCATATTTACGACCAGATATTTTGAAATTTATATATAAAATATGCACTAATCTACCTTGTCCATTATGTTCTCAACATGCGAAAACGCATTTAGACGGTATCAATTTCAATTCACTACAAAGTAAAACTCAAATAAAAATGACGCTGTTTAATTTTCATAACATGTTGAATAAACAAAAAGGTTATCAACTTTTTCCTGAAAATGAATTAAGTAAATACGCAAGCGCTGATTTCAAAAAAGTTGTCGTCAACTTTTTCAACGCTTATATTGATAAAAATCACAATCTACGTATGATGACACATAATATGCATCGTAGTATGACCATTCAAGAACTTACAACGTGGTTTCGTGAAAACTATAGTAAATTCTATTTTTAATTTATTGATTTATACATTTGTTACCTTCTTACATGTATATATCTTCTTTGACGTTTTACACGTTTGAGCGGAACTCATTCCGTTGAAATATTGCAAAGCACCGAACCCATTATTTTCCACTACCATTGCCCATCCAATTCCTAAAATCGAACTGATTAATCCAGTGTAACTGATATATCGTGTTCCAAAACAACCGTAGTTATATTGGAATCTACATTCAGCAACAATTAATATCAAAAATAATATGATCGTTGGTAAATTATCACTGAGTAAATTGATTTCTGTTGAACTATATGAAATCATTGCCGTTAACAAATAAGCAAATGTGAAAAATAAAACCATTACACCCAATGGAGCGTGCTTCGAGAACAAATGTTCGCTTGTCCCTAAAGATGTCAAATTACACATTTTAATATTTGTGTTTCCGAATTTATTATCTGCACCAAATAAGCTCAAATCTCCGGCTTGTTTAACAATAATGGCGGCAAACATTAACCCTGCTAAATAAATAATTCCTTTAATATCTTTGTTAAAAATAGATAACAAAATGAAATAACAGACAATGATAAATGGACTCATTCTCAAAAATAAATAAAATACTCGCAATAATCCATTTTTCTCATCGTTTACTGGTGTTTGTAGATTTGGATTGTCCGGCATATATTATATAAATACATATAAAAATGAATATAAAAACATTTCGACAAATATATTGAATGGGTATTCCAAGCTATTTTTCACACATTGTCAAGAAATACAAGAAGACAATCAAGTCACTTGAATCAGTCGAAGAACATTTTGATAATTTATTCATGGATTGTAATTCGATTATTTACGATGCGTTACGTAAACTCGAATCATTTGATAATGTTGAATATGATTTAATAATGGCAACAATAACCAAAATAGAAGATTATATTCAAGAAATAAAACCTTCTAATACCATATTTATTGCATTTGATGGCATAGCACCATTTGCAAAAATGAATCAACAAAAAACCCGTCGTTATAAATCCGCTTTTCAATCTTCTCTCGAATTCTTGGGAACAAGCCAAAGTAAATGGTCCACTACAAATATTACTCCTGGCACGAAATTCATGAACGCTCTTTCCGAAACTATTACTAAACACTTTTATCAACAAGAAAAAAAATACGGCGCGCGAAAAATCATCACTTCATGTTCCGATGAAGTCGGTGAAGGTGAACATAAACTCTTTTCTTATATTCGCAAAAACGAGTTGGAAAATGAAACCATAGCGTTATATGGTCTCGATGCTGATTTGATTATGTTGTCCATTTTCAATATTCACTACGTTAAAAATATTTACATTTTTCGCGAAGCACCTGAGTTTTACATTGAAACCGAAGAAGACTTTTTGGTTCTAGACGTCGATGTTCTATGCAATGCTATACATAGCGAAATGGACTGCAAGTATAAAAATAAAAAAAGAATTTATGATTATGTATTCATGTGCTTTTTATTGGGTAACGACTTTTTACCGCATTTTCCCGCGTTGAATATTCGCACACATGGAATTCCTGTATTACTTGATTTATATGCGGAAATCATTGGCTGTTTCGAAAATCGCTTTTTCATTGTTGACGGCAAGATCTGCTGGAAATATTTCCAAATGTTCATTGCTAAACTCGCAAAAAGCGAATATCAATACATTTTGGAAGAATACAATGTCCGTAAAAAGCACGACTTCAAAAAATGGAGTTATGAAACAGAAAAGGACCGCGAATATGCTTTTAATAGCTTGCCTATCATTTATCGAGGCGAAGAGAATTACATTTGTCCATCGTCGAAATTCTGGGAACAACGCTATTATAGCTCTTTGTTTTGCGAACATAATGAACCCGATTTCAAACAGAAATTGTGTGTCAACTATTTACAAACTCTTCAATGGTGCTTTGAATATTACAGCGGTGAATGTCGCGATTGGCGTTTCACATATGAATATCATTACCCTCCCTTGTTGAGCGATTTGGTGCAATATATTCCCGATTTCAATACCAACTTTATTGTAGAAGAACGAAAACCATTTTCCAATAATTTACAATTGTTGTATGTCCTACCGAGCTGTCACTATCATCTATTACCAAATCGTGTGTATTATTATTTGCTGGAAAATCAACCGAATTTTTTCAAAGAAAAACATGATTTCATATGGGCTTTTTGTCGCTATTTTTGGGAATGTCATGTGAAATTCGAACATATTTCAACACACGAATTGGAATTAATCGACGGATTTGTAAAAAATATTTAGATATATATATGAATTATAATAAAGGAATATGTAAATCCGAAAATGGTGAAACATATAACGGTCAATTTATAATTGATGGTAAAGGCGTTTATAAATGGAAAAATGGTGATATGTATAACGGACAGTGGAACCATGATATAAGGAATGGTAAAGGGGTTTACACATGGAAAAATGGCGATGTATATAAAGGACAATGGAAAAAGGATAAGATGCACGGTAAGGGGGTTTATAAATATAAAAATGGAGACTTCGACGGACTATGGAAAAATAAAAAATTTGTTTTAGGAAAGGCGACTCTGAAAAATAAACGCGGTACATACAAAGGGCAGTGGAAACGAAAATCGATGAACGGTAAAGGCGTTTATACGTGGAAAAATGGCGATGTTTATAAAGGGCAATGGAAGTCGGGTGTTATGCATGGTAAAGGTGAATATAAATACAATAACGGGAAAATATGTAAAGGAACTTGGAAAAATGGCGAAGATTATGGAAAATATAATGTTATCGAACCAAATGGACCAAAATACAGAGGCACATGTAAACGTGTTTTATCTAAAAATAATAGAAAAACGCGGCGAAAATATAAAAAAAATTGATATAATAATTAAGTCATTATATCAATATATGAAATGGATGAAATTGTAGAAAATGAAGAACTCGTGATAATCGACAACATTGAACAAGAAAACGCCGAATCTATCGAGTTAGACCACCCATATTTGAAATATAATGAACTTGCCGGTATTTTATATTTAAATAAAACCTTCGGGAAAAAGGGCCGCAAATATTTATATAAATGCAAACCCTATGATAAAATGCTGCCTTGTTTATTAGTGCCATATGAAAATGACATTGGATTTCAAAAAAACGTGGTCAATAAATACATTTTGTTTAAATTCGAAAATGTTCATGCGAAACCCATGACCGGAAGTTTATTGAGAACTTTGGGAAATATCGATTCCAGTGACGAAGAAGATTATTTCGAATATTTATACCACGGTAATTGTCTTCAAATAAATCAATCTTTGTTGAAACGACAAATACGCAGTTTTAATAATACGAATATTAATGTTCAACAAGTGTTGTATGATCATTATAAAACCAAAGAAATATGCTATGACCACGTCTTCACAATTGATGGCGCTGACTGTATTGACCGCGATGACGCTTTTAGTATACAAGAAGTCGATGGCAATTATAAGGTGCGAGTATGCATTGCAAATGTTCACGTGTGGTTAGAAACCATGGGTTTATGGGACTATTTATCCAATGAAATAAAAACAGTGTATTTGCCGCATATGCGGAAACCCATGTTACCGAGTATCTTTTTGGATAACTTTTGCAATTTGACGAAAGA